GGCAAGAGGATCATAAATAAAGCTATTGGCAGATCAATAGGGAGATTAAATAGGAAGTGAAGAATGGAAGAATTTATCAAAGCATCAATAAATGAAAAATCATGTAGGATAAAAAATCTTTTAATTAATCAAGCGACCATAAATCCTAAGGGTTCGTTTATTTATGAAAGGACAAATTTAGCTATAGCTCTAAATCAATTAGAAATTGAATTTATGAAATCATTTTTAGAATACTATTTGGGGGTTGTTAATTTTATTAAATTAATTGGCAGGACCGTGGGGAAATTATTTAGGAGGGGAAAATGAGTGAGAAAATTGGAATTATTAAAGATGTTGGTTTCGGTTGTAGAGATGTTGGCTATCCCATTTTGTTTTTTTCTGTGTATGTGAGTGAAAGTGTGGCTGCTCTTCAAATATTACATCATCCATATTATGTTGATTTTATAAAAGAATATGGCGTTTGGGATATTAAGGATTTAGAGGGTAAGCCTGTTTGGGTCGAAGATGATGACCACATAATGAAAGTATTAAGACCTTGTACGATAAAAGGAAACAAACAATCTACCCCTTGACAACATTTTTACAGTAGTGGTAGCGTATATTAGTATGAGTGAGAAATCAAACATCAAGATATTGGAGAAAGTTGATAGTCTCCTCAAAAAAATCGAAGAAGGTCAAATAATAATCAGCATTTCAAAAGCAATCCCGAAGAAAATTAAAATCTCAACTGATGAGTATGAGCATATAGCTGAAAATTAAATAATTTTTGCCTCAAACTGGCACGAACCTACGGGCAATTCACTGTTAATTCAGTGGGTTGCCTTTTTTATTGGGAGATCATGGGCTTCTACATAACAGAGATCATAAAAAAAGAAGATAGGAATAAGTTAAGAAAGTTCCTACCCAAAGATTATAAGTTCCCAAAGATCAAGCGAGGTCAGATAGTCATACCAGAAGAAGTATTAAGGAAAATGTCGAAGGAAGATTTTGATTTCTATGATCGCTTAATGAGAAAGATACCAGTTGCGAAAGGTTAAACTTCCTATAGAGATAGAAGAATTTATCAGGGCTTATTTGATACTTGATTCATCTATCGGGGATCAAAAAAAGTATGACGCAATACCAATGAGGGTAAAGGGTGGAGAGTCGAAACCACCATTAAATTTGCGACTCCTATTTGTGAAGGGAAGAGCATTACGGAAAATAGAAGGGATTACTGAATATATTTATGATGAGATGGAGAAATGAACAATGATATATATAACACAAACCAAATTCGCAAAATAATAAGAAATCGGTATTTTTATAATCCGTATTGTGCTAATTGGGAAGATATTTTGGTTGAGATAATTGATGTTGAAAATCTTTTAGCTGAATTAAAAGAAAAAGAGTTAATAACTATATATATCGCAAGTTGTATTGGATATACAGTTTATGATATATCCGAATATTTCCGAACAAATATTAGAGTAATAAGTGATTGTTGGGAAAGAATATCTATTTTTTTAATGGAGCTTCAAAGAAATAACAAAAAAGAAGATTATTTTATAAAAGCTATTGAAAATATTTTACAATATTTATTAACGGGTGAAACTATATTAAGGTCATCTCGAAGAACTTGCCGAATTTGTGGCAAATGGATTCCTATACCTAATGGGAAAAGTTTAATGGCATATTTAAATATTTGCAGTCTTGGTTGTAAAGAAATTTATTTAAAAAAACAAAATATAAAACTAGAGAAAGAAAAACAGTATTTGACAAATTGGTTAGCGGATTGGTATAAGAAAACCAGAAAAAACAATCCAGAATATATTAAAAATAAAAAAGAATATGATAAAGGGAGATGGCAATTAATGAATCAAGAAAAAAGAAGGTTGATCTATGATAATCATAATAGAAGATTACGTGAAATAAAAATTATCTCTTGACAATAACTTTAAAACCCTTGACAATACTCCTGATTTTCTATACCAAAAATTTTTAGCTAATCCTCCTGGAAAAAGCTGAGCCGAAAGGCTCTTTTTTTATGCCCGAAGTTCAAACTTATTTCAAGCAACCGATAGTTAAGAATCCCTATAACAAATATAAATACGGTCTCACCCATCCTCTATGCGAGATATGCAGAAAAAAGAAACACGAAGTTCATCACATAATTTTTAGTTCAAGAGGGGGATCAGACGAGGATTGGAACTTTATATCGGTTTGTTTATATCATCACAATATTTTTCATGGATTGAGAATAAAAGCTGGCATAGGAAGAATATCGTGGAGATCAAAGAGAATTGCTTTAGAGAAGAGATGGCTTGTTCTTTATAGTGCAATGAAGGCATATCAGACTATTGAGGATATAGGGGAAGAAAAAGTAAGTTTGATTAAGAGAGTTTTGCAAATAGATGAGTAAAGATAAGATTAGTTTCATAGCTGCACTTAACTCAGCGACTGCAATCAAGATAGATGGAGATGGTGAAGTTAAGGTAACATTGCAAGTTCCATCCTCAGAGATTGCAGAGGTAACAAAGCTTCTTCTTTATATTAAAAAGACATTCATTGTTTCAATAACAGAAGATAGTGCAGAAGAACGAGAAGATGTGTTTAAGGATGTGGTAAGTGCTGATGCCTTGGAAGCTGAAGAAGCCTTGTCATTATCCTAATTGTAGAGAATTAACTAATGAGCGTTATTGTATTCAACATAAGAAACAGCTTGATAAACAATATAACAAAGAACGGGGATCATCGACTCAACAGGGTTATGGTATGAATCATAGAAGGCTAAGACTTCTTTATCTATCTGAACATCCTATTTGTGAGGACTGTAATGAAGAGCCTTCTAATGAATTACATCACATGGATGGAGATAATCAGAACTTAGATGAAGATAATTTAGAAGCATTATGTAAGTCGTGTCATTCTAAGAGGACAATGAAAGAACAAAACAGATAGGGGTAGGGGGATATAAATAGCTACAAGCTGTTATAAAAGGAGCGTGCGATAAGGCAAGCGTGATAAATCGCAAGTTAGGATAGGGGGGGGATATATGATACCAGGAACTAAACCAAAACCAACAAAACTAAAATTAATAGAAGGGAATCCAGGTAAAAGACCTTTAAATATGAATGAACCTAAACCAAAACCTACTATACCAGAATGTCCCGATTGGCTGAAGTCTGATGAAATCGCTTATAAAGAATGGCAACGTGTAGTTCCAGAACTTGAAACTCTTGGTCTCTTAACATGTTTAGATGGCGCTGCTCTTGAGGGATATTGTAAGTCTTACTCCAGATTTGTTGAGGCTGAGCAATTTATGGATAGTAAAATATCAGGTGTGGAAAAGAAAAAAGGAACTGTCTATAAAATTACAACTAAGGCTGGTAGTGAATATCTTCAGCAATTACCGCAAGTTTTAATAGCACAGAAATATCTTCAAATTGCTATAAGGTTAATGGCTGAATTTGGGTTAACTCCATCAAGCCGGGGTCGTATGTCCTTGCCGAGCGAAAAGAATGACGATGGTATGGAAGGACTTTTAGATTGATGTGTTTGATGAAGACAAAGCGCAAAGAGCAGTTAAGTTTATTGAAAATCTCAAGCATACTAAAGGTAAATGGTATGGAGTTAATTTTGAGCTTTTACCCTGGCAACGAGAAATAATTGAGAAAGTCTTTGGAACTGTAAACAGAGATGGATATAGACAATATCGGAATGTCTATATTGAGATTCCTAAAAAGAATGGCAAGACAGATCTTGCCTCAGCAGTTGCCCTAAAATGTCTCTGTGCTGATGACGAGAAGGGTGCTGAGGTTTATAGCGCAGCAGTCGATCGAGAGCAGGCAAGTTTAGTTTACATCGTTGCCCGCAGGATGGTTTTGCAGGATCACGCTTTAACGAAGCGCTGCAAAATCATAGACAGCAGAAAGCGAATTGTTACCTATAAGACTGATAGTTTTTATCAAGTTCTCTCAGCGGATGTTCCTTCTAAACATGGATTCAATACTCATTGTGTTGTCTTTGATGAACTCCATGCACAAAGGACTGATGAGCTTTGGACTGTCCTTACTTATGACTCCGGTATTGCGAGGACGCAGCCTCTTACATTTGTAATTACGACAGCGGGTTATGATAAGAATTCCATTTGCTATAAGATTCATGATTATGCACTGAAGGTAAGAGATGGAATTATAAAGGATAGTACTTTCTTGCCAGTTATTTATGCAGCGGATGAAGAAGATGACTGGACAGATGAGGATGTCTGGCGAAAAGTAAATCCTTCCTTAGGTGTAACAATAGATATAGAAGATGTTAGGCAAGCATGTAAGAAAGCACAGGAGATTCCATCTGAAGAAAATCTTTTCAGGCGTTTCAGGTTGAATCAATGGGTAACTCAGGAAACACGATGGATTCCAATAGAGAAATGGGATGAGACTGCCGGCATTGTTGATGAAGAAAAGCTAAAGGGTCGGGAATGTTTCGGTGGTCTGGACTTAGCTTCAACAACAGACATAGCAGCTTTTGTTTTGGTATTTCCCCCAGAGAATTATATCCTGCCTTTCTTCTTCATACCCGAAGATAATATGAAGAAGCGTGAACATAGAGACAGGGTTCCATATCCTTCATGGGTAAAACAGGGACTTATCTATGCAACACCTGGCAACGTTATTGATTATAAATTTATTGAGGACAAGATAAACCAGATTTTAAATCGATATATTGTCAAAGAGATTGCCTATGATCGATGGAACGCAGACATGCTCGTTCAAAGACTTACAGAAGGTGGTAAGACGATGATTCCGGTTGGTATGGGTTTTGCGTCAATGGCAGCTCCGACAAAATATTTAGAGACTTTGATATATGGCAAAAAAATAATTCATGGCGGTAATCCAGTACTTAGGTGGATGTTCAACAACGTGATGGTAAAACAGGATGCGGCGGGAAATCTTAAACCCGATAAAGAAAAATCTACTGAGAAGATAGATGGAATTGTGGCAACCATATTGGCTCTATCAAGATCAATGTTATACAAAGATGAGGTATCAATTTATGAAAGTCAGGGGATAGATTGGCTGTAGGAAAACCAACATTATTACAAAGAATGCTCAGGCCTCTTATAAGGCGCACGCTCTCAAGCGAGTTGAATTGGCTTTTAGGCCTTACTGGTGGAAGTGAATCATATACTGGAGTAACGGTAACAGAAATAACAGCATTGCAGAGCAGTGCAGTTTTTGCATGTGTGCGGAACATAGCTGAGACGATAGCCTCCCTGCCTTTGTTTGTTTATAAACGAAGAGATGATGGAGGGAAGGATAGATGGCCTGCTCATTCTCTCTATTCTATATTACATAATAAGCCGAACCCAGAGATGACGTCCTTTGAGTTCAGGGAAATTATGCTTGCCCATATTCTCTTATGGGGAAATTCATATTGCGAACTTGTCTATAATGGGGCTGGTAGGATTATGGAAATCTGGCCGCTTCGGCCAGATAGAATGAATGTTGAACGTAAAGATAAGAAACTCAAATATACATATACCCTTCCAGATAAAAAAGAAGTTGTTATTTCCAATGAACTTGTATGGCACACAAAAGGTTTTGGATATGATGGGATAACAGGTTTATCCGTAATTGGTCTTGCCAGAGAATCTATAGGACTTTCACTTGCTACTGAAGAATATGGCGCAAGATATTTCGGTAGCGGAGCAACTCCTGATGGTGTTTTAACACATCCAGGAAAACTTACGCCCGTAGCAATCGACAGTATGAAAAAATCCTGGGACGATCAACACAAGGGTTTGAGCAAGTCTCATAGAGTAGCTATTCTTCAGGAAGGAGTAAGTTATACTCAGATTGGAATACCGCCAGAGGATAGTCAATTTCTTGAGACAAGGAAATTTCAGATAAGAGATATCTGCAGAATATTTAGAATGCAACCACATAAAATTGCTGATCTTGAAGATGCTACCTTTTCAAACGTTGAGGAAGAAAATATAGATCACGTAGTTGATACCATAAGACCCTGGTGTGTGCGTTTTGAGCAATCAACGGATATGAGATTATTCCCGCCCGAAGAACAAGCCATATTTTTTGTAGAGTTTTTAATTGATGGACTACTTCGGGGCAATATTGTAAATAGATATAGCGCTTATGCTACTGCAAGACAGAATGGCTGGATGTGTGCTGATGATATAAGAGAACTTGAGAACATGAACCCGATTCCTGATGATAAGGGGAAGGTATATCTTATTCCGCTTAATATGATTCCAGCGCCAGGTCCAGATACAAAAACCCAAGAACCTGTAAAAAAGCCAGAGACTAAAAGCATAGAAAGCAGATCAAGATTAAGGCAAAAGACAATAGAGTCTTATAGAGAACTCTTTAAGGATACTGCCTCCAGGATAATAAGACGGGAACGCAATGATGTCATGGCTGCCGCTAAAAAGTTTTTGAGTCGAAGAGATAATATGCAGTTTAATAGTTGGCTTGTGGATTTCTATGAAGAACATAAAGAATTTATAAAGACAAACATGAAACCTATCTTTCACACTTATGGCAAATTGATTAGCACAGGCGCAGCAGATGAGATAAATTTCAAAAATGATATATCGGTTGAGCTTTCTGATTTTATGGAAAAATACACAGATATTTACTCAATAAGGCATAGTGCAGATTCCACACGTGAGATCAGACAGGTTGTGTCTCAGCCAGGTGATGATATAGAAGAACTTGAAGCTATGTTTGAGGACTGGGATAAGAATAGAGCCGAGAAGATTGCTAAAAATGAGACTGTGCAGATGGCTGGAGCGGTTACAAAATTTACTTTTATTGCAGGCGGTATTACAAAATTAGTATGGATGGCAAGTGCTAATGCCTGTCCAATATGTCAGGAACTTGATGGAGTTATCATAGGAATTGAAGGAGCTTTCACAGATAGCGGGAATATTTCCCACGCCCCATTGCACGATGGGTGTGAATGCGATATTGGACCAGCTTAATAAAAATGATAATAAATAGAGGAGATGATTTGGGCTATGCCTTATCCCTAATGAACATTCTTGCAGGCTTGAGAATCCAGATAAATATGATACATGCAGACGTGGTGAAAGAATTGCAGATAAACCTGATTCTGTTAAGGGTAAAAAATATTCTGTGATTTATTGCAAAAAAGGTGATGGCGCAATGGAAGAACAGGCATATAGATATGATAAGGATACATGGACTGCTGCACAGGCGAGATCTCACTGTAATTTACATGATGGGAGCTTTGAGGCAGCATCAGAAAGTAAGACTATGGAAATAGAGCGCAGAACATTTGAGTTTGACGAACTCAGGGTAGATGAACAAGAAGAGCCTAAAATATTTGGTCATGCTGCGGTATTCAATAAACTGTCAGAAAATCTTGGAATGTTCAAGGAAAAAATAAAACCCGGCGCATTTTCAAAGACAATTCAAGAAAGTGATATCAGGGCATTATTTAACCATGACCCGAATTATGTTATCGGGAGGACAAAAAATAATACTCTTAAATTAATGGAAGATAATAAGGGTTTATTGTTTGAGGCTATTCCCCCGAAGACTCAATGGGCTAATGATTTGATTGTATCAATTAAGCGTGGTGATATTACCCAGAATAGTTTTAGTTTTAGAACCATAAAAGACAAATGGGAAACCGTAGATGAAGAAAATATCAGAACACTTATTGAAGTAGAGCTTTTTGATGTATCACCTGTAACCTTCCCCGCATATCCACAAACTGATGTATCAGTTCGTTCAATTATTATGGCAGTTGGAATTAATTATGACAATTTAGCAGAAGTTATTTTTAGAGCGGAGCAAAAAATTGAGCTAAGTGAAGATGATATTTGTTTAGTTAGAAAGACAATTGAAGTTTTGGATAGTTATATTAAACCAAAATATAATCATATAAATATTTTAAAGAAGAAATTAGATTTGATCTCAAGAGCATAGATAAAACAGTTTAGATAATACTTTAAATAAAGACATCCAATTTGGGTGTCTTTTTTATATTCACAAATGGGGGTAGCCTCGATCTACCCCCTACCTATCGAGGGGGTTAAATGCAAGTAAAAAGATGTAGTAGATGTAGAGAGATAAAACCTGTTAGTGAATTTTATAAACATAAAATTAATAAAGATGGATATGTACATAACTGTAAGAATTGTCATAAATTAGAAGTTAGAGAATGGCAAAAGAATAATTCTGAGAGAGTAATAGAAGTAGCAAGAAAATATCGTGAAAATAATCTTGAGAGAATAAGAGAATCATCAAGAAAATCAAGTAAAAAATGTCGTAGGAATAATCCTGAAAAGGCGAGAGAAAGAACAAGAAAATCAATGGAAAAATGGCGGGAAAATAATCCTGAGTGGGCAAGAGAAAAAGGAAGAAAAGCCAATAGAAGACAGCGTATAAAAAATAAAGATAATCCTAAATTTAAACTAAATAACAATATCAGAAGCACAATATGGGATTCTTTAAAAAGAAATAAAAATGGTCGGCATTGGGAAGATTTGGTTGGTTACAAATTAGAAAAATTAATGGATCATCTTGAAAAGCAATTTAAAAATGATATGAATTGGGATAATTATGGTTATTATGGTTGGCATGTTGACCATATAAGACCAATTTCAAGTTTTAATTTTAATTCTTACGATGACCCTGAATTTAAAGAATGCTGGGCACTAGATAATTTACAGCCCTTATGGGCAGAAGATAACTTAGTAAAACATAATAAATATGAATTTTTAATATTGCAAGCATAAAGCAGTGCGCCGAAAAAGGTTTTTCACCCACTGAATAGACAATCGCAGGTGCGGTTGTTTTTTTTATGCAAGTAAAAAAGGAAAGGAGAAAAATGAAAGACGTTTTAGCACTTAGAAGGAAGCGTGCTGAGCTAATTGCTCAGGCACGTCAGGTGTTGGATTTAGCGGAGACCGAGAAAAGAGACTTAAGCGCTGAAGAAGAAGGAAAATACAATGTAATAATGGAAGATGTTGTGAAGTTGGATAAGGAAGTTGAGACTGAAGAAAGACAGCAGAAACTTGAGAAGAGCTTAAGCGAACCGATAAATGAGCCAATAAAACCGACACCAGAAGGAAATACTGAAGTTGGGACTAGGGCAAGCGATGAATACAGGAAAGCCTTTAGGAACTATCTTCAGACTGGAAGGGAAACCGAGATCAGAGCATTAGCGGCTGATAGTGATACGACAGGTGGTTATCTGATTGCGCCTCAGCTGTTTATCGCTAATCTCATAAAAGCTGTGGATGATGCGGTTATAGTTAGAGCTATAGCAACAAAATTCACAGTTGATAAAGCTGAGAGTCTTGGTGCGCCAACTCTTGAAGCCGATCCAGCAGATTCGGATTGGACAGCAGAGATAAAGACTGGTTCTGAGGATTCTTCAATGGCGATCGGGAAGAGAGAACTATATCCACATCCTCTGGCGAAACAGATTAAACTCTCAAAGAAACTGGTCAGGATTTCGGCTATTGATGTTGAGACTTTGATCAGGGACAGACTGGCTTATAAGTTCGCCATATCTGAGGAAAAGACATTCTTAACGGGTCATGGTTCTAATCAGCCTCTTGGTGTATTTACTGCATCAAGTCAGGGAATTAGCACATCAAGAGATGTATCGACTGGTAATACCTCAACCTCAATTCAGACTGACGGTTTAATCGAAGCAAAGTATAAATTAAAGGGTCAGTATTGGGGTAAGGCTCGCTGGATATTCCACAGAGATGCATTAAAGCAGATAGCTAAACTCAAAGATGGCGATGGTCAGTATATCTGGCAGCAAGGTATTCAATTAGGTCAACCAGATAGACTTTTAGGCTTGCCTCATCTGATGAGTGAGTACGCACCTAATACCTTCGAGACCACTCTTTATGTTGGCATTCTCGGCGATTTCAGTTTCTATTGGATTGCCGATGCTTTAGATATGACCGTTCAGACATTAGTCGAGCTTTATGCTACAACTAACCAGAATGGCTATATCGGTAGGCTTGAAACGGATGGAATGCCAGTTTTAGAGGAAGCGTTTGCAAGAGTCAAGTTAGCGTAAAGGAGGATAAATGAATCTTATTAAAAACACAAAGATAACAACTGCATTAGATTATGCAAGCGGTACAGCCTCAAGGAATGGCGCTATTCTTGATATGCAAGGCTTTGAGGGTGTTCTAATGATTGTGAAGTTCGCAGTTATAGCAACGAGTGCGGTCGGAGATATTCATGCTGAACAGGATTCAGCTGTTGGTGGTGGAACAATGGCCGATCTGACAGGAACTGCAATAGCGGTGGCTGATAATGATGATCATCAGATATTTATAATCGATCTTTACAGACCACAGGAACGATATGTCAGGGTAGTGGTAACTAAGGATGCCTCAAATGCTATGGCTGAGAGCGCAATCTATGTGCAGTATGGAGCGAAAGAGTTGCCGATTGATAACAATGTGACTGATGCGGTTACTTATGAGCTTCATATTTCCCCAGATGAAGGATCTAAATAAATCATGTCTTAACTGACTACTCGATAGCGGGGTTAGCCATACCCCGCTTATCGGGGCAACCAATGAAAAGGAGAAAAAATGGCAGACGCAACATATCAACCGAAAGTATATCGTGATAGTGGAGGTAACAGACAGGTTATTGCGCCAGGAGGTGAACTTCTAATTGAGGGTATTGTTCGGGGATTAGTCCATGGATCTGATTATTTCGTTGATGGTGATGATGGTAATGATACCAATGATGGGTTGAGTTGGGCAAAGGCCTTTGCAACAATCGGGCAGGGCATATCTACCGCTATAGCTGGTGATAGAATCTTTATTAAGCCAAAGATTATTGCGGTTGGTGGACTTGACCCAGTGAGCTATGCCGAAACTTTAATTATACCCGCAACGAAACCAGGTCTTCAGTTGATAGGTATTCAAAATGGCTTAGCTCAGGGAGCACAGCCCCAAATTAAGAAAGGTTCTGGGAGTACCGCTCAATTAACGATTCGTGCACCTGGTTGCTTAATTAGAGGATTAACAATTAATGGCATAGGAGCAACAGGCGGAGGCATTCTACTTGATGATGATGCAGTAACTAAAACAGCATTTGGCACAATAATTGAAGATTGTTTTCTCAAAAATTGTCAAGGAACAGGAGCTGCTGCAACAGGTGGAGCTATTCAAATTGGTGCGACGGGTGGAGCTTGGCAATTAAGAATTAGTAGATGCCGATTCTTCAAGAATCTTGCGGGCATAATGTCATTAGCAGCAGCTGTAGTACAACCGAAAGATATTGTAATAGAAGATTGCGAGTTCGGATCAGATGTTAATACTGAAATTGATGCAGATATCTATTTTAAAGGTGTAGGTGTAACTGGCTTACTGGTTAATAGATGTAATTTTGCAACAGTTGATGTACCAGCTTATGCCTCCTCACCTTCAGCAGCGCGGTACCTAGATCTTACTAATTGTGTCGCAGGCTTGCTTGCAAACTGTATGTTCGCATGTACAGGCAAGACATTTACCTCATCTGGAGATGCTGCAAAGATTCCCGCAACAGTTCGTAAGTCTGGATGCTACCAAGAGAACGCACTGATTGTAGCCTAATATTTTTTTAAGAATAGGATGCATGAAGTGCTAAATCTGTTAGTTTGTCTGATCTATTAGCTTGGTGGCTAAAACATTCGGGACTGTCAGTTTACGCTGGCAGTCCTGAATATTAATTAGGTGGTGATTAAATGGCATATATAGAAAGACATCAAGTTACGGTTACTACTGGAACAGCTACTGGAACTGGCTATACTCCTGTGGTAAATGGTTTTGTTCTGGCAATAGTCTATACCAAAGTCGATTATTCTAATGGAGTAGATTTTACCATAACTGGTGAAACATCGGGAATAATCATATGGGATCAGGATAATGTTGATGCAACTGTAACAGTATATCCTCGTAATGCAACCTGTGATACAGTGGGAATTGCCTCTCTTTATGCGGGTAGTGGTGAACCCGTTGAGGACAGAATACCGATTGCACAGGAGAGAATAAAGATAGCTATTGCAGCGGGCGGTAACGGTAAAATTGGAGTTTTTGACGTTTATGTAGGAGCATAATATGAGAAAGATAAAAATGCTTACAACCATGGCAGGTCCGAAAGGTGTTACAGTAGCAGGCGGTGAAATAACTGTCTCAGATGGTCAAGCAGATGATCTCGTAAAAGGCAAATATGCTGTTTATATAGATTCGCCAGAGATGGAAGTAAAACCGATTGTTATTGAGACTACATCATTTGCACCAGCAGAAAAAGCTGTATTACCAAAACCGATTAAGCGAAAGAGATAATGGCAACAATTTTAGTAACGCAGGCATTAATCAGTTTAGCGGAAGCGCATGAGCATTTAGAGATAGCGACCGCATATACGACTGATGATAACTTACTTGAGGGATATATTAATGCTGCAACCAACATAATAGAACTCTACTGTAATCGTTATTTTGTAAAGAGATCCACTGCAAACGTAGAATATCATACTGTTGATGGAAGTAATAAGATATTTGTTAATTTCGGGCCGATAGATAGTGCTACTGTTTACGATGTCGAGGACAGCGCAACAATCACCAGCAGCGAATACCACATAAATAAAGCACAGGGTTATATTGAAAAGGATAGCGGAAATTGGACTGATGGAGTTGAGCGTTACAAAATAACATACACTCCTGGAGATTGCACTGCTACTGCTAATGTAACCTATGATGTGAAGTTGGCAGCCAAACTTTTAGTTGCAGACTTTTATCGTCATAGAGAAGAACTTACTTCTGAATCAATAGGTGATTATCGATACCAAAAAGACAAGGACTTACCATTTGGCATTAAGGGCATTTTATCAACATGGAGGTTGCCGAGGTGAAAGTAAAAATATTAAAGGGTTTTGTTATTCAAAATGGCGGAAAGAGGTATACAAAAGATGCGATTGAAGAAGTCGATGATAGACTTGCTAATGATCTTATCTCATGGGGTTGTGCTGAAAAATATATAGAGGAAAAGAAAATTGATTGGCCTATTAAACAAAAGTATAACGATAAAATCAAAGACACAGACGAAGGACAGCCAGGGGGGGTTCACCTGGACGTGGTCAGCGGGAACGACAGCTAAAAGCAGGTTAAGGCAACGCAGCGTCAAGGAGCTTTCGACCGCTGATAGAAATGCTGAAATTGGTGATTATGTCCTCTATGTCCTAAAAAATATATCGATTGTGCGAGGCAATCAGGTTATCTATGGTTCAAGGACTTTCGATGTCATAGCGGTCAATGATCCGCATGAGATGGGAGATCACAAGGAAATCTGGCTAAAAGAAGTCAAATGAAGAATGTAAAATTCGACAGCAAACCATTGATGAAAGTATTGCATGAAAAATTGAAAGCGGGATTTACAGATGCTGCTGCATTTGCGGCAGAAAAAGCCAAGGAAGGCGCACCTGTCAGGACTGGCAAGTTGAAGAAAAAACATATCAAGTCAAAAGTCATAGCCAAGAAATTAATGGATGTTAGAGGATATGTCTTGACTAGTATATTTTATGGTAGGATGCAGGAACTTGGCACATCAAAGATGGCAGCACAACCGTTTCTAAGACCCGCAGTTGAAAATAATAAACCAGAAATAATGAGAAGGATCGCTGGTGGGTAGCATATCGATTGGATTTTTCAATAGAATGAATGACGACAAAACATTAACAGATCAACTTTCAGTCTATAACACTAAACCCGCTATATTTACAACCGATCCCGCACCACTAGATGCAGTCCTGCCTTATATTGTCTGTCCTCCGGGTTATAGCGATCTACCCTTTGATACCTTCTCGACACAAGGCAGGGAAATAGTAAGGGATATAAGATGTTATGCGCCTAAGACTGGTTCAGTTGCAGCAGTAGAGGCAATAGCAGAGCGGGTAAGGATATTATTTCACCGCTCAACGATTTCAGTTACTGGATACACGTTAGTCAGGTGTTGGGTCGATAACATTCTTTTCGGACCTGAAGAAATAGATGCATATGGTTTGATAGTTACGGTAAGGGTTCATTTAGAAGCTGTGTAATTTTTAGATAATAAATTAATAGTTTTTTTAAGGTACTCCATTTCGGGGTGCTTTTTTATTTGTAAATAAAGGAGTGAAAATGAAACTTAAGTCAGGTACAAAATTCAAGGGTGTATTTGAAATTGAGATATTCGATAAGGCAGGTGGCAGGTTAATATCAAAGTCAAGGGCTGAAAATATCATAACAGATGAAGGTTTAAATAGGGTACTAAACGTTATGTTTCATGCTACTACTCAAACCACAACATGGTATTGTGAATTATTTGAGAATGATTTTACACCAGATGGTGATGAGACCTATGATGTTCCTGCATATACAATATGCACATCCTATGATGAAGAAACAAGACCTGCTTATGTTGAGGCTATAAGCTCAGCCAAATCTACTACCAACTCATTAAATAAGGCAGTATTTACAATGAATGCCACTAAGACCTTATATGGTGCCGCTCTTGTCAGTTTAAATACAAAAAATGACCATACGGCAGGTAATGACAATGTTCTATTCTGTGCAGGCAGATTTACAGCGGCTCAGCCAGTAATAGTTGCTAATGTTGTCAATCTTACCTATACAATTACAGCAGCCGATGCGGGATAATAAGAAATAAATGCCGATAGAATTTATAGAAAAACGGGGCGAGACTTACAAGGTATTTTCGCTTGGCAATAATCG